TCTTAATGGGTATTATTCAAGTCGAAACTCCGCAAGGCATCGTCAAGGTTGAGATAGACGGTGACGAGCCAACTCAACAAGAGTTGCAAGATATTGACGCTCAATTTTTTGGATCTAACGTTCCGACAAGAGCAAGTGTTGATTTAGCTACGGCTAGTACAGAAGAAATACGAGATTACGCTCGTGCTCAAAGACTTGCAGGAATTAATCCTGAAACGGGTGGTCAGATCACCGAAGACGAATACGTCAGCAAGTACAAAGAACCTGGTGTCGATTACCGCACAGGTTTGGATAGCGTTGGTGGTTTCTCGCGCTTTCAGTTTGGTCGCATGGACACGGATGAGGAAAAGTCTAATTACCTGAAGACGGTAGTTGGTGACGAGGGATTTCGTGTAGATGCGCTTGGTCGTCATATCCTGACACAGGACGGGCGTACTAAACTTGGCTTGGGTGAAGGCCGTGAACTTGCAGTAGACGAAGAAGGCTTCTCGTTTAACGATGTGAAAGAGTTTGCTGGCGCAACAGCCCTACCTATTATTGCCGCTACAGGCACGGCGATTGCCGCGTCCGGTGTAGGTTTTATTCCAGGCACGTTGCTTGTAGGAGCCGCCGCCGCTGGAGGTAAACTACTTGATGAGGGCATCGAGGCTGCGGAAGGACTACAGATGCAATCTCCCACAGACATTGCTCGTGATGCCGCTTGGGAAGGTGGATTTGCCGTTTTAGGTGAGGGTGTAGGCCGAGGTATCTCTAAGTTGTTTGGTCGCATTATCAAAGGTCCAGGGGGTGCGGAGAACGAGGCTTTGCGTGCACAGGCTCGTGAAGTAATCGATCAAGGTTTTCGTCCCACGATTGCTGGTGCTACAGACGAAGCATTCCGTCCAGTCTTGAATCGTCTTCAAGCTGTCTATGAAGGTGTGTTCCCGAATCAAAAGGCGGCGATGCAGAATCTTGAGCAATCTTTAGCACAGATGCGTGCGTTTGGAATTGCAGATGACACAGCCATTAACAATCTTGATGAGATTGTAAAACGTGACATTGATAACTTTTACTCTACCTCGGATCAAAAGCTGGCTAATGCACAGATGCGTATGGACGATGCGGTCAAAGGTGAGATTGACCAAATCATGAAAAACTTAAAGGATGGCAAGACCATTCCTAAGAACCTTGATGATATGATTCGTCAGCGCAAATCCGTGTTTGATGAAGACGTTGATCGCCTGTACACGGTGGTCAATGATAAGTTGCGTGGTCAAGCAATTATTCCAACCGCTGGAATAAAAGAAGAGTTGAAGCGACTTACAACGGATAGTATCGCGGATATCGGAGCGACTCGGTTTGCTTCACAAGTAAAAGGTCTTGGTGAATACGCCACAGCAAGAGAACTGTCTCGTATTCGTACAGGCTTGACTGACGCTTCTCGCAATCCAGCCCTTCTTAATGATGTGAATGTAGGTGCGTTAGGAGCATTGAAGTCATCTGTTAATAAAGCATTTGTAGATGCAGAGATAACATTGGCACAGATGTCTAAAATGGGTTTGGATGATGCAATCACTACGGCTGGAGGTCCTACTATTGTTCGGCCAGATGGATTTAAAATGAATCTGTCTACAGGTGAAGCAAGTGAAGCATTACGGTTATTGAACAGAACAAATGAGTTCTACAAAGATAGTATTGGCAGGTTTGATAATATCGTTGTCCAAGACATTATAAAGCAGACTAGATCTGGTCAGATGAATATGAAGTTCATCTTTGACAAGATTATACAGGAAGACAATCCAGAAGCATTAGATCAATTGTTCAAGGCGATTCGTGGTGCGCCGACAGGTAAAGCCTTGGGTGCAGAGACTGGAATCGTGGATCTTGCAGAAGGCGCACGAATACTAAAGTCTCGCACGATTGGTAATCGAACCGTGGAACAGGCTTTGAAAGACGTTGCAGATTTACCCGCCGACAACCGCACTCGTATGATGGTTGAGAAAGCGGCTCGTGACATCGAGGCCGAAGCTGCCGAGCGTGCTACAATTCGCGGTACAGGAGCCGAGCAAGCTGAAGCGGTGCGTCAGGGGCTGTCTAAAATGTATCTACAGGAACAAGTCAAACGTTCCTTGACCATCGACCCTGCCACAGGAGTTGAGGTTATTGATCCTATCAAACTGGTGGCAAACATCAGACAAAAGGGCACAACCGTAGACAAGCTCCTCGGCAATGATTTGAAAGGTGTCAATGATATCCTGACGGTTCTGGAACGAGGCAAGGCTAATCTCTCTCCAGGGATCATTCAACAGTTACAAAGCAAACCACTTGGTCAGGCTTTGAAAGATCTACAAGCGGCAGAAGCGCGGCGTGCAGCGGTAGATAGCAACGTTGTTCTCCGCACGCTACAGTCAACCACCGATCCTGAAGTAATCGCGCAAACCGTATTCAGAAACCCCGCCTCGATCCGAGAAGCGCAGAAGTTTCTTGGTAACAGGGTAACTAACGTCAATGGTCGTGAAGTTCCAACCATGGAACTGGTGCGCGATGCCGCCATGGGCAGAGTCCTAAAGCAAATCGGTGCTACGGTGGACGAAGCTGGACAGATTCGTATGACAGATGACTTTGTTGAGTCCTTCAAGACTGGAAGGTTGGGCAACAAACTACAGTCTGTTCTCCGATCCTATGGTGACGAAACACTTAACACCATGTTTGGTAAGGGTGCCGCCGAAGGATTGAACGCCATGGCAGAGACTATGGTTCGTGCGTCTAACGCCTCGATTGCTGGCAAAGGTGGTCTTGCTGCACCAAACATTGCACTTGGTCTTGGTGTTGCCAGTTTGATCATGAATCCTCTCGCTACACTGCCCACAGCGGCGGCGTTCAAAGTAATGTCGGTGGCTTTACGAGATAAGAGAGTTCTTAGAATGATGATGGCTTCGCGGCAACCAAACACTGTTAAAGAGTTTTTCTCTGGTAAATACAAATCTAATCATCCGATTGCACAAGGATTCCAAACCATGTGGCAATTGACCTCGGCGGCAACAGTTCAAGGCACACGCATGAACATAGAACAAGCAGCAGAAGAAGTACGTCCTGTGACAGCGGCGGCTAAACAACAACTTGCTCCTGTAGCCAATCAAGCGTTACAAACGGCTCGGACAGCTATGACTCAAGCACCAAACGTACAGCCTGGTGCGGCTGGAGGAGTTTCACCAATCTTATTACCTGACCCTGCGACACAAGCGTTGGCGCAGCAATTAGGAAGGACAACACCATGAACAAAGATAGATTACGCGAAGAGATCGCGGAAGACGAAGGATGCAAGTACGAGATATATTTAGATCATCTAAATTTGCCAACCTGTGGAATTGGTCACCTCATTCTTGAGACTGACGAAGAGTACGGCAAACCCGTGGGTACGGTCGTTGAACAAGAACGTGTACGAAAGTTATTCGCGCTCGATATGGCGGTAACGATTGACGAGTGCAGAGTATTGTACCCTGACTTTGACGATCTACCTGAAGAATGCCAGCATATTATCGCCAATATGATGTTTAATATGGGCAGGCCGCGTCTTTCCAAATTCAAGGGCATGAAGGCTGGCGTTGATGCCAGGGACTGGAATAAGGCCGCAGACGAGATGGTTGACTCCAGATGGTATACGCAGGTTCCGAACCGAGCTAGGCGTTTAGTAGACCGGATGAGGGCGTTAGCCGACTAACCTACCTGCCCCCAGTTATCTCCCAACTCCTGATCGACCTTGCTTGGCACCTTGAGTTCCATGCTTGTCTCCATGATTTCCTTGATTCTTGACGCTTGCTCCTCGGACTTGACATTGAAACAAAGCTCGTCATGCACCGTCAGCAAGGGCACCAATCCTTCCTTGTAGCACTCTGCCATAGCGACCTTGGTTTGATCTGCCGCAGAACCCTGTATAAGCCTGTTCAGAGCCTTGTAAGTAAAAGCCCTACGCAATACAGGTCCGTACTCTTTCTCGGCCTCCTCGCGCCTCATAGGCTTGTTATAGCCAAATGTTTTTGGCTCCCACATATCAAACCTGCATAGCCGTCCCGATATCGTCCGTATCTTTCCATGTTTGCTGGCTTGCGTTGACACCAGATCAGCCAGACCCTTCACAAATGGGACTTTGTTATGATAAGTGTTCAAAAGTTCCTTAGCCTCTTG